TTTCATTATCTTTACTAAGAGAAAGTGTTAAAAGTGGCACTAATCTTCAAAAAGAAGTAATGGAGGATTTTATTTTATATATTAAAAGTTTTGATTAAAAATGAAAATAGGGTTTTGTGGAACAATGAGTGTAGGAAAAACTACACTGGTTAATGCTTTAAAAAATGTACCTGAGTTTAAGGATTATACTTTTACAACTGAACGTAGTAAATATCTTAATTCATTAGGTATTCCATTAAATACTGATTCTACATTAAAAGGTCAAAATATATTTTTGGCTGAAAGATGTACTGAATTAATGCAAGAAAATATCATAACTGATAGAACAGTAGTTGATGTCATAGCTTTTACCAGATTAGCTAAATCTATTAGTTATATTGATGGTGATGCTTTTGAAGAATATGCTAAGCGTTTTATTAGAGAATATGATTATATATTCTATATTTCTCCTGAAGGTACTATTATTGAAGATAATGGTGTTAGAGAAACTAACCAAGAATATAGAAATGAGATTGATCAAACTATTAAACATTTACTTCATAAACACAAACCTTGGCATAATGTTTTGAAAGGATCAACAGAAGAACGTGTCAAACAAGTACTAAAGACTTGTTTTGATATTTATTAATATATGAAAAATCAAATTCTACTAATAGTTTTAATAACAAGCTTATTTTGGTTCTTAGGTTGTTATATGTACATAGATCTAACCCATAAAGACTGTATTGATTGTAGTGTTTTAGTAAATGAGAATAATAAAAAATATCAAAACGAGCTTGATTCTTTAAACCTATTACGTGATAGTCTTGAAAAAGAAATAATTGTAGCAGAATTTAAATCAGACAGTCTTAGAAACTCAATCTCAGCTCGTAATAAAGAATTAAACAAATTAAGAAAACAATATAATGAAACAATTGCTGCTATTGATAATATGTCTAATGATGAGCTTGTTAAGTTTCTCACAGACCGATACCACTAAAGATTCCTTAATTTGCGTTCCTAGAAAATATGTTGAATTAGCTGTTATTGAATTAACTTTATATGATTTTCTTAATAAAGAAGTAGAGTCTTTAAAACAAGACACTACTGAACTTAATGAGATTATTTTTTACAGAGATTTTATAATCTCAAGAAGAGATGAAGAGATAAAAGCCTACAAATCAACTTTAGATAGTTGTAATGCTTCTCGAGTTAGTTTAGAAGCTCAAAATAAAACTCTTTTAATTGATTTAAAAAATACTCAAGATAATTTAAAAACTTGTAGAAGATCTGTTGGAGTTTTATCATTATTTTCAATAGGATTATCAATTTTAGTAATAAAAAATGAGTGATTTAAAAAAGATAATCAGAGAAGAATATCTTAAATGCGCTCAAGACCCGGCGCATTTTATGAAAAAGTATTGTATGATTCAACATCCTCAAAGAGGTAGAGTTAGTTTTCATTTATATCCATTTCAAGAAAAAGTTTTACATTTAGTTAGAGATAATAATTATACTATTATTAATAAATCCCGCCAGTTAGGTATATCAACCTTAACCGCGGGATATTCTCTTTGGTTAATGACCTTTCATAAAGATAAAAATGTACTTTGTATAGCTACTAAGCAAGAAACCGCTAAGAATATGGTTACTAAAGTACGTTTTATGTATGATAATTTACCTAGCTGGCTTAAAGTTAATGCTATTGAAAATAATCGATTATCTTTAAGATTAGAAAATGGATCTCAAATAAAAGCGGTAGCGGCGTCAGGTGATGCTGGTAGATCTGAAGCGGTTTCTTTTCTAATAATTGATGAGGCTGCTTTTATTGAACAAATTGATGAGATTTGGGCTTCAGCCCAACAAACCTTAGCAACTGGAGGTGGATGTGTAGCTTTATCTACTCCTTATGGTACTGGAAACTGGTTTCACAGAACATGGACTAAGGCTGAAGCTAATGAAAATGAATTTTTACCTATAAGATTACCTTGGTATGTTCATCCTGAACGTGATCAATCTTGGAGAGATAGACAAGATGAACTATTAGGTAATCCCCGATTTGCCGCCCAAGAATGTGACTGTGACTTCAATACTTCAGGAGATATTGTTTTTTATCCTGAGTATTTAGAATTTATAGAACAGACAACTATCAAAGAACCTATTGAAAAAAGAGGAGCTGATAAAAATTTATGGATTTGGGAACCTGTAGACTATTCAAGATCTTATATGGTAACAGCTGACGTAGCTCGAGGTGATGGTAAGGACTATTCTGCTTTTCATATTTTTGACATTGAATCAAATGTTCAAATTGGAGAATATAAAGGTCAAATAGGTACTAAAGAATTTGGCCACTTATTAGTAGGTATAGCTACAGAATACAATAACGCTTTATTAGTAATTGAAAATGCTAATATTGGTTGGTCTACAATTCAAGTTGTTATAGAAAGAGAATATAGAAATTTATATTATTCTCCTAAGTCTCAAGATGTAACTGCTGAAACTTATATGAGAAATTATGAAAATAATCAATCTCAAGTTCCTGGTTTCACTATATCTATGAGAACAAGACCTATGATTATAGGTAAATTCCAAGAATATGTTTCTGATAAAAGTGTAACTGTTCAATCTAAAAGGTTACTTCAAGAAATGAGAACATTTATTTGGAAAAATGGTAGAGCCGAAGCTCAATCTGGTTATAATGATGATTTAATAATGAGTTTTGGCATTGGGTTGTATGTTAGAGATACTGCTCTTAAATTTAGACAACATGGTTTAGATATGGCTAAAGCAACATTAGAATCTATATCTAAAACCCAAACCCCATTCCAGGGAGCTTATTTCTCCTCAGGATATGATAATCCTTATTCAATGCCTAATGGAGTTGGAGGAAATGAGGATTTTAGGTGGCTTCTTTAAATATTTATTCATATATTAATATACAATGGCTGATACAAGTGTATTTACAAGACTGAAAAGATTATTTTCTACTGATGTTATTATTCGCAACACAGGTGGAAGTACTTTAAATGTCCTTGACTTTAACCAAACCCAAGTAGCTGGTCAAGTCAATACTAATTCATTATATGATAGATATACCCGTCTTCATACTACTAATGCTTCTCCTATCTATAACCCTGGTTTAAACTACCAAACCCTTAGGGTTCAGTTATATTCTGATTATGAAGCTATGGATACTGACGCCATCATAGCCTCAGCCTTAGATATACTAGCAGATGAATGTAGTCTTAAAAATGAAATGGGTGAAGTACTTACTATTAAGAGTAGTGATGATAAAGTCCAAAGAATTTTATATAATCTATTCTATGATATTTTAAACATTGAATTTAATTTATGGATGTGGACTCGCCAAATGTGTAAATACGGTGACTTTTTCCTTAAATTAGAAATAGCTGAAAAATTTGGAGTTTATAATGTTATTCCTTACACCGCCTATAACATTATTAGAGAAGAAGGATTTGATAAAAATAATAGAGATAAAGTCCAGTTTAAATTTGATCCTGATGGTTTAAGTGGAGGTGGAACATTTGGTGGTTATTATGGAGGCTTAGTATCACCTAACAGTTCAACATCAGCAGGACCAAACATGATTATTTTTGATAATTATGAAATGGCCCATTTTAGACTTATCTCAGATGTTAGTTATTTACCCTATGGTAGAAGTTATATTGAACCCGCTCGTAAATTGTTTAAACAATATACACTTATGGAGGACGCTATGTTAGTTCATAGAATTGTAAGAGCACCTGAAAAGCGTATATTTTATATTAATATAGGTAATATTAATCCTGCTGAAGTAGATGGATTTATGCAAAAGACCATCTCTAAAATGAAGCGTACCCCATATATTGACCAACAAACAGGAGATTATAATTTAAAATTCAACATGCAAAACATGCTTGAAGATTTCTTTATACCTGTAAGGGGAGGTGATTCTAATACTAAGATTGATACTTTACAAGGATTGCAATATGATGGTATTACAGATGTTGTTTATTTAAGAGATAAATTATTCGCAGCTCTTAAAATACCTAAAGCTTTTATGGGTTATGATGAAACAACTGAAGGTAAAGCTACATTGGCTGCCCAAGATATTAGATTTGCTCGTACTATAGATAGAATTCAAAGAATTATGTTATCTGAATTATATAAGATAGCTATAGTTCATTTATATACTCAAGGATATGATGGGGAATCATTAACAAACTTTGAATTAGGGCTAACTACTCCATCAATTATTTATGATCAAGAAAGAATAGCTTTATTAAAAGAAAAAGTTGATTTAGCTAATCAAATTATAGATAATAAATTACTTCCAACTGATTGGGTTTATGATCATATATTCCATTTTAGTGAAGATGAATATGTTGAATATAGAGATCTGATTAGAGAAGATGTTAAACGTAAATTTAGACTAAACCAGATTGAAAATGAAGGTAATGATCCATTAGAATCTGGTAAATCTTACGGTACTCCCCACGACTTGGCCTCATTGTATGGTTCTGGTAGGTATTACACAAATGATGAGGTACCCGCTGGGTATAACGAAAAAGCTGACTTAGGTAGACCAAGAGAAAAAGCTTCAAGAATAGGTACCCAACAAGACGCTTTTGGTAAAGATAGATTAGGTGTTCTTAGAATGAAAGACCAAGATAATAATGAGTCTGATTCAATAAGACCAACATATAAAGGTGGATCCCCATTAGCCCTAGAAGCAAAAGCTATTTATCATAAAAATAAAAATTCTTTGAAAAATATGCCAGTTAATAAAAAACAGTTGGTATTTGAAAATGATAAACAAAAAGAATCACTACTTGATGAAAATCAAATCAAAGAATAATATTTCTATAATATTTATAAAAAACCTATGAATTAATGGGGATCAAACACTCTAAAATAAAAAACACAGGTCTCCTGTTTGAGCTGTTAATTAGACAAATTACAGCTGATACTTTATCTGGGAAATCTTCTCCTTCCATAGATATTTTAAAGAAAACTTTTGCTAAAACTGAATTAGGAAAAGAATATAAATTATATGAGACTCTATTTAAACAAAAAAATATAACTGAGACTAAGGCTAATATAGTAATTAATACTGTATTAGAGGCTTCTAAAAAATTAAATAGATCTAAATTAAGAAGAGAAAAGTATAACCTTATTAAAGAAATAAAAAACTACTATGATTTAGAAGAATTTTTTAATCATAAAGTATCTAACTATAAGGAATACGCTGCATTTTATACCCTCTTAGAAATCTACAACTCAGACAAAATTTCTGAGACTAACCAGATAATAGATAATAAGCTAACCATACTAGAAAGCCTTACTCAGACTCCTGTTAACAAAACTAAAGTTAAAGAAGATTTATTAGAAGAGTTTAGAAAGTATGATAAAGATTTAAGAGTACTTACCTATAAGGTAATGTTAGAGAAATTTAATGGTAAGTATGCTAATTTAAATGATTCCCAAAAAGATATTTTAAAAGAGTTTATCAATTCTATTGATAATGCTCCTAAACTAAGAGAATTTTATAACCAAAAAATTAATGAAGTAAAAACTTCACTAAAAAATTCTCTCCCTAAAATAACTAACCCTGCTGTTAAAATTAAATTAAATGAAATTTTATCTCTTATTCATGAAGTAGATAAAACAGCTAAGGTTAAAAATGATGATTTAGTAAATTTACTCCAATATTATGAGCTCACAGAGGAACTTAAAAGAATTCATTAAGAATCACTTACAAGAAATTTCCTCAACTGGTGGAGCTGGTGGGTATCTTTCTAAATATTTTATAGCTAAAAAACCTTTATCTTTTAAAGATACTGAATATTCTAAATTAGGTTTTAAACCAGTTAATAGAAAAAAATTAGCTAAAAGTTCTAAAGTATATGATTATAGAGACCTTTGGGGATCTACTTATGATGATTAATATTTATTAATATGAAGGCACTTCAAACTCAATATAACTTAATTAAAGAAGGAAAAGGACATAAAGACGTATTTGTAAAAGAAGCGAAACGTTTATTCCCAAATATTATCCCAAACTCAGCTGGGTTTGATCAAACTTCTACTCTACTTAAAAATAAAAATATCATAGTAGAAAATATATTCCCCCTAATCCCTTCTTCAGGATTAAATCCATTTTCTACTTTTGATAAATTCTTAAAAGAAGAAGAAACTAAAGCTGAAGTTAAAAAAACTTCTAAAGAAGTAGAAGAGGATTTAGCTAAAACCTATGACTATTCTGATAAGAAAAATTTAGACAATCAAATCTTTGATCAAGTCTTAAATGGTATTAGATTTGAAATTGAACAGGATCCTGAACTTACTTTAGAAAAAGCAACTGAAAAGGTAAAGAAAAATTTAGATAAAAATTCTTTATTTTATTTAGAAAATGCCGCTTTTGGTGTTAAAGGTTTAGGATATACTAAAGAAGCACCTGGTTTAGGAGAACCTAAAGAGGCTAAAGGTAAATATAAATCATCCGGATACGGAAACTTAAAAGAAAATAAAAATATGAAACTTGTAGACTTATTAAGAGAAGGAGCTCAAGAAGATCTTAAAGAAGCAGATAAAATTGGTGA